TTATTGGCAGTAAGAAAAGTTAGTACCATACATTTCATCATGAAGCATTGCAGCATTGCGTTTCTGTTCTTCTTCCTCGTCTTCTACATCACTAGAGAAATAGGATTTTCCCTTGAAGGAACGAAGCAATTGCAGTGCAGCCATCGGATCACGCATCACATCGATTTTCACTTCTACTTCATCATTTGCGGCCTCATCAGCCGCGTTTTCAACTACTGCTACCGGAGCAACTTCTTTAGCTTTCAGTTCTTCAATCTCAGATTTCTGTGCTTCAATAATCTGGTCTTTTTCTTCCAGTGCAGCTTTCAGTTCTGCGATCTGTGCTTCCAGTGCAGCAAAGCGATCTTCAACAACAGGAGAAACAGCATTAACCTGTGCTTCCAGTTCCAGAAATGCTTCGCAAGATTCAATACGTTCTTTCTCTTCACCTTCATAAGCAACCAGTTCTACAACTTCTTTTTCGGTAGCGTGGCTGTTAAAGAATACAGCAAAGTAAGGATTGCCGGATTTAGTGAAGTTCAGTTTAGCTTTTCCGGTAACTTCTTTACGACGACCGAAGGTGATCTGGCAATCAGCGGTATCCTGAAAATCCATGTTAGGAGCGGAAACGATAGCAGTATCACCAGCAATAACCAGGTGGAACAGTTCAGAAGAGTTCTTAACGGTGAAAGTAACGATGTGGTCTACTGCAACGTCTTTAGCAGGTTTAACGCGGTCGATTGCTTTACGAATGCCGTTAGGCAGTTTACCGTCAACACCAAAGCCAGCCGCGATCAGTGCTTCACGATGTGCTTTAAAGCCAGCGAAAGCGGATTTCTGCTGTGCAAAGGAAACATGAGCAACAACTTTCGGCTGAATCTTCTTGTTTGCTTCGGTTCCAAATTTGATAACTGCTTTAGCGTTGGTTACTTCGTTAGTGAAAAAGTTAGCGGAAAATAACATTATAAATACTCCTGTGGAAAGTTAGTTTTAATTGTTCATCGCAAAAGCCTCCTTGTTGCCGCAAGGGGGCTTTTTTATTTTTAAAGCCATCATATAATTCTCAGTGAAAGGTTATTACCACACCTCTGCGGTAATCTTTACGCGAATATCATACTTCTTTAAGAGTTTATGAAAGGTTGATTTATCGATACCCTCATTTTTAAACCACTCTTCAATTCTCACACCCGGCGTTAACTCAAAGTAGCGTTTAGCCATTTCTAAGATGATTTCGCGAGTGAACTTAACAGGTCGTGCCATCTCGAATCCTCCTACAATGTGGATTAATGATTTCTTAAAAAAGAGCGTTAACCGCTCACTATTATTTATATGGGGATTGTATTTTATTTTTCAACCCCTCACATTTATCTCTTATATATGTATTTATAACAGAGATATGTTAAAATGTTATTCAGATGTTATCAGACGTGTTAAATGTGTTAAACCGCAGCACGAATTGCTAAAGCGGAGAGCACGAATTAACCAAATTGATGTATATTCAATCAATTTAGAAAAAGGCATAGCACTTTTTGCTAAAGCGGTGAGCATTAATTGAGCTATGAATTGTAAAGATTTGTTACAAGATTTTCTCTCAGATCCAAATCTTCACAGACATATAACAATTTAACACGGTGATAACAATAGGAAGGAAAATCGGTAAATTTTCACTTTCAATACAAATATTATAACATATTTATCTCTAATTGTCAAGTGTAGCACCGATCCTACACAGTGTCAACAAAGGATTTTCAAACCTACACTAGCCCTACACTATGAAAATTGCCCCTGAATTTTGCCCCTGAACCAAAATCCCCTAGATTTCACTATCCCATTTTTGCCCCTGAAACCTACTATTTTTGCCCCTGAAAATCTAATTTTTGCCCCTGAAATTTGCCCCCGAAAAGGATTGGTGAGAAAAACTCTTTATAAAACATTAACTTAGTGAGGGGCAAAACGGGGAATCGGGCGTGCATAGATATTATATAACACATTCGCTACGCTCATGTGTAAAACCAAAAACAACAAATAACCAAAAAGATATTAGGAGGGCTTTGCCCGACTGCGCGAAGCGCCAACCAATTGCTTCTAGTAACAACTAATTTAAACTAGATGATACTAGATGGTCTTAGAAGGAATTAACTAGTTTGCTCGCTCGCTTCGCTCACTCTCAAACGTCTGCGACGCCACTGCGTGGCATCGAGAATCACTTCTGAAAGGATTTTCTTGAAAGGGATTTTAAACTAGTTACTAACTGATTCTAGAAAGATAGTAATAATCACTTTGAAGATAATAGTAGTTAACTGGTTACTAGATGATTCTAGATCACTTTAATGATCATGAAAGGTATTGGTATCCCTTCGGGATTGCAACCTTCGGTTGCTAAATTGCTTCCGGATTATTATTTCTCCAAAAGAAAGATTCTTATATTCTAAAGATACTTCTTCGTTTTGATGATGATTTAATCAAAATCTATGAAGGAGGCGAAGCCGACTGAATACCAATTCCTTTCAAATTAGACAAAAATTTCTCGTTATAAATAATAGTGAACTTACTTTGATTCACTTTTTTAGAGGATTTCCACTATGATCAATACTAAAACTCCTTTCATTCTTCTGGGTCTGAACCATGATGATAATCTGGCTATGATGCATGTTTTCGCTAATCGTGGTTATAACATCATTCGTCATTCCGAAGACTCCAATTTCTCAACTGCTTTCTATGCTCTTAAACGTAATGGTCGCCCTACGGTGATCGTAGACTGCTTTACTGATGAAGGTCGTGAACAATACAACAACATTCCGGCAATTATTGTTCGTGATGACCTGCCGTTTGATGTTCGTGAATATGACGTTGATTTAGGCTCTTACTATGGGATCGCCGATCTTGACCAGATTATGGCTGATTATGGTAAACAACCCGCTCAGGAAGCCCCAGAACACGATGAACAAGACGAAGATGACGACTACACACCAATCTGTTTCTCTTCTCACGGTGGCTTCTACGGTTACGATGAAGGCTTAGATATGCTGTAATTTAGGTCAACCCTTTGGCGTCTTGTCAAGGGGTATTGACAAAATTTTCTGACTTTTTTATGATTATCGCACTTGACAACTTTGAACCTATTTGACCTAGATTTGTAAAGAGGATGTAACATGAAAGAATTTACCATCACTAAATCCCTGTATGACTGGACTGTTAAAATCTCCGGCAAAACCGTTTCTGTAAGCCCTAGCCATGTAGAAAATGATTGGGGCGTATCCCGTGAAACTATCTCCCGTAGTATGCATGTTCCGTTTGATCTGATGTCCTTAACTGGTATTCATGCAATGCTGGAAGTTCGCGAACAATTCGAAGCTGGTAATCACAATGCGACTCCAGTTAACAATCACCTTCTTACTAATGAAGAACGTGAAATCATCGAAAACTGGCGTTATGAATATGCGATTCCTTATTATGAAGAAGATCAGGTAGAAATCGATTGGTAATAAATTTCTATTATAAATAAAATTGTTCCGCGCGCCGTTGGCGTGTGGACAGTTAAAAACAGGAGAATCAATCACTAAACCGTTTAAGGGGAATTTTTACTATGAATACTGTTACTACTATGAATACTGCTGTTAAAACTGCTTCCGTGTCTCTGGTTGTTGATAACACCAAACCGCTGACCATGTCTACTTTGCAGATCGCGGAATTAACCGGAAAGAATCATAAAGATGTTATGCGTGATTTTCGTAATATGGTTGATTCGCTTGAAAAGGGTAGCAAACTGGTCGGAGGAGATGAGCGCAATTTTGCGCCCATCGGTTTTTATAAAGAAACGACTTATAAAGATTCTCTGAATCGTAATAAACCGATGTATGAACTGGATGAAGATCTCTGTAATACTCTGGTTATGGGATACGATGCACCGCTTCGCTTCAAAATTGCTAAAGAATGGCGTTTGATGAAAGAAGGTAAAGCTAATGTTCCGGTTAATCCATATGAACACTTTGAAGAAACAGACTGGATCGAACTGGCGTTAAAGAAAACTCGCGAAAACAAACAACTGATTGAACTTCATGTTCGCAAATCCGTAGATAGCCATTCTATGACACGTCTGTTAGGCGCTAAAAAGGGCGCTACGAAGGTTAAAGAAGCACTGACGGCCTTGCGTACTGCTGGCTACATTGAGCGCGTCTATGATGAAAATAACAAGCCGTGTGGGTATGTTGCTAATGACTCTTCTCTGTCTTTCTGCCGCATGAATGCTCACTACCAACTTGAGTTTACTGTTGATGTTCTTCCTGTGTTGGTTGAATTGGGCATTTTGGAAGAAGAACAGAAAGCAACTCTTAAACTACCGCAGCCAAATAACACTATTCTGATTCAAAACAAAGCTGCTAAACAGATTCGTGAATCAGGTAACGTAATTTCCCTTGTTGATTTTGGGATCTGATTAATCGCCCGGCGCATAATTGCGCTGGGCTTTTTTGTATCTGATGCATCCAGATTTGGATTTCTAGAAAGAATCAACCACTTAGATAGATACGCTGAACTTTAAGCACATCCCCTCAGTTTTGAGGGCATCTATAGATCAGTCCAAATCTGGACTCAACTTAGAAATGAGCGCAGTTTTGCGCCGATTGTTTTACATACAAAAAAGCCACTCCGAAGAGTGGCAAAGAGAATCAAAACTCAAAAACCTGTTGCTTCTACGATCTGACCATCACCGATCTGAACATAGAATTTAATGTCTAACTTCTTCATATTCTTATAGAATTGGGCGATTGAGATCCCATGTTCACTAAGAATCTGTTCTTTCGCTTCCTTACCACGATCCGCTGTATAGTAAGCGTAGGCAATATCAGCCATCTGTTCAGCGTTAAAACGGCAAGGACGACCGCGAGTAGCTTTAGTAGTCATAGTCATTTCTCCAAATTAAAGTGAATGTTCACCTTTATTTAGAGGACTTACATTTTATCGGAAAAAGTTCTCCATCGTCAATACTCATAAAGAACTCTACCTTAATCCCGTACTTCCTCAGCCGTGAATAATATGTACCCCGACTAATATCAACCTTGCGAAGCACTTCGAAGAACCCTGTAGGATCGTTGTAATAGTGGCTATATTTCACGTTAGCGAGTTCAACGAATAGTTCCCTTGTATCACCATAGCCTTTCTTGAAAGCCTCGTTACGATAGCGTGTAATTGCGTGATTCAATCTCTTCTGTTTCAACACTTCTCGGATCGGTGTCCACTGCAAACGATAGATAGGACCGTCATCCACTCGATAATAACGCTTGATATCAAAATCAAACCAATCTCGGACTCTCCGAAACTCTGTATGTGATGTTCTATGCTTCTTAAAGAAGTTGTGAACGTCTGTATAACCATTATCGCGGTAAAACTCTATTAAAATCTCTTTCGCTTCCTCACGACTAAAGCCAGATGTTGTGTAGTCGGTTTTTAAATGCTTATGCTTAACTGGCAAACGATATTCATGATCGGTACAACAAGACAAGGCTAATTCTACTTCATCTCTTTGTTGCTGATTAATTAGCATACAACCCCCTTTAATTAATACCCGTATTTATCAAAATATCAACAATTTAATAAATACCTTCATATTTCGTAATGAGGGTAATTACATGAAACTGATTTCAAATAAGGCAAAATTAAAAAAGATTCTCAAAAATGCAGCCAAATATATTACGCCACCGCCTAAGCTCCTTCCTTCTGAATGGTGCGAAGCGAATCTAACGCTAGTCGATGGTCCTCGTGCTGGGGATAAAGTTAAATTACTGTCATTTCAGAAAGGCATGATTGATGCTCCTTTCCTTGAGAAGAAAAAGAAGTACGTTTTTTGTACGAGTGCACAGATCGGAAAGACGACCATCATGTCAGGGATTATGTTTAACCAGATGGCAAACGATCCGTGTAATATCATTATCGGGCAAAGTACCGCTAAAGAAGTGGCTATGTACTTGAATACTAAGATCCGTCCTTCTATTGAAGCATGTCCGGCATTACAGGAAGTGGTAACAGATAAGAATGATCGTAATGCGGTAAACAACAATAACCAGATTCAGCTAAAAACAAACCATTTCCTTTACATGGTTTCTTTGACCAGTCCTTCAAGTTTGCGCGGGCGTACTGCCAAGTTAGGGATTGTAGACGAATGCGACGCAGCAACAATCACCGAAGAAGGTTGCCCGGTGGCACTAACTGCAAACCGTTTAACTACCTTTGGTGATGAAGCTCGATTGATTGTTTCTAGTACCCCGACCAATAAGCTGGGAATTATTAACCAGCAATGGTTATCAAGCGATATGCGTATGTTTTTTGTTCCGTGTCCTCATTGCGGGGAACACCAGGTGATCGAGTGGGAAAACGTACAGTTTGAATGGCGTAACATTGATGGTAAGAACTTACCCGATCCTGATACCGCTCGTTATATTTGCCCCCACTGTAAGAACGCATGGACAGAAGGAGAGCGGATCAGGGCGGTGGCACAAGGAGAGTGGAGAGCAACCCGTGAAAGTGAAGTAGCAGGATTCTGGATCAGCCGTCTGTATTCACCTTTCAGCACGATCCGCGCTTGTGTGGTTGATTTTAGTCATGCGTGGCAATCCTTTGATTTACAATCATTTTATAACACCGTGTTAGGCAAGGTATACGACGATCAGGACACGGCAGTAGAAGCAAATGAACTGGAACAACTCAAAACAGATGTTTCTATCGAGAATATCCCTGATGACGTGATTTTCTTGTGTGCGGGTACTGACCAGCAATTAGATCGCGCAGAAACTACAATCATGGGCGTGGCAAAGGATAAGATTTATATTCTGGATCATCGCAGCTTTTACGATCATAACTGTGAACGATATGAATCCCCTGTATGGGATAGATTAATCAACTTCCATAAAACCAAATTTACTACTGTATCGGGTGATCGTGTTCCTATGCTCGCCAGCTTCCTTGATACATCGAACGGTCGATTCACTCAAGCCGGATACCGTATTTGCGGCAAGTGGAAGAACTTACACGCTATCAAAGGTAGTTCTGCTGGTAACGCTCCGATCATTCCGGTTAAACCTACCCGCACAGGTGGTCATGAATTGCTTATGTTGGGTGTTAACGTGGGTAAAACTGCATTTCGTGAAATGTTGGCTAGGAACCTGAAAGATAATCCTCATATTAGCTTAGAAATATCAGACACCGTTCCTGATGATTATTTCGATCAGCTTTTAAGTGAATCTGTTAAGCGTACTACTACTGGCGTGAGATGGGTAAAGAACCCAGGCGTTAGGAACGAGGCGCTCGACTGCGCCGTGTATGCTACAGCGGCTTCTCGCTACGTTCTTTCAAAAATGTCATGGGATAAACTCATTGCAATGAAAGACAGCTTAAACCGTGTTGTCGAAGAACCCGTAAAAGCTCCTAAATCGCAATCTAACGAGCAAATCGAAGAAACTAAGCCAATCACACGACCACAACGTCAAAACATCGCCAGACGTCCAAATAGAGGACGTAGCTGGATAACATCGTTCTAATCATTCGCCGTCCTTCGGGGCGGCTTACTCCTAAATATTGTTAATCCAATAACAATTAAATAAGGGGTAATTATGAGTTTAGAACTAATTCCCTTAGTAATTCGTAAAGGCGAAAAAATCACGCTGGCGAATGAAGAGGGTGTAACAATTCAGGTAGGAAATAGTAAAGGTATCATTTATCAGGTTGATGATTCTCCGGCTAATCACGAGATTAAAACCTTAGATTTTGCCGAGGGTAAATATACCATCGTAACCACGTTGGAAGATGAACTGGTATCAATGCAGGAATTAACTGTTTTGCCAGTATTCGCCAAACAATCCAAAAAAGAATATCTGCGGGAAACTATCGCCTTAATCGAGCAAGTTATTTTCGCCCGTTTATCTGGGGACGAAGCCGCATTATCTCAAATGACCGTGAAAGGGAATACTTTCGCTTATGAATCATTAGGTGTTCTCCAGCAATTGAAGACTGATTATGAACGTCAGTTATCTAAATTAATTCAAGCCGAACGACGTAAACAGGGAATTAGCCCGATTAAAAATATCAAATTACGTCTTACGCGATAAGGGGTAAATCATGTTTAATCTTTTTCGACGCAAAAAGGCGGTAGAAACTCCAGTTAAAACTAATCACCGCCAGCAACAACAAAAAATCTTTATCGACAAACAAGTAGAAAAATTCCAGAAAGATTTGTCTAAGCGTTCTTTGGGCTTAGTCGGTGATCGTATTGATGGATCACTTCAACAAGACACCATTACAGGAACCTTCAATAAGGCTCTCAAATCAAACGGTAAGCGCCTTTATGATCAGGGTCGTACTCTGGCCTTAAACACTTCCGTAGGCAGTCGCTACACGCAATACATCACCGATATGGTGGTAGGTACTGGCCTAGATCCGAAGCCATCAATCGTTAAATCAAATGGCAAACTTGATAGCGCACTGAATAAGCAGATCGAGAATGCTTTCTGGAAGTGGGCGCAGAACGCTAAACGCTTCTCTCGCAATGGTCGCTTTAACTTCCGTGAACTGCTGGTAATGGCTGAACGTGAGCGCGTTATGGGTGGTGAGTGCTTCATCGTTTTAACCAAAGAAAACAATGAGTTAAATGTTTCCATCCTGTCTGCTGATAAGTGCGACTGGTCGCTAAACCGTGAAGTAAGCAAAGAACGTGCTATCTATCAGGGGATCGAGTATGACGTAGAAACAATGAAGCCAGTAGCATACTGGTTTCGTAAAATCAACCTACTGACTCAGACTTACACAGGTGATAACTATCGCGTAGATGCATCGCAAGTATGCCATTATTATCAACCACTTACAGCCGAATCCCTGCGTGGTGTGACTGACTTCCTGCCAGTGATCAAGGATATCGCACATCAAGACGCATTCCGCGAAACTGCAATTATCCAGAAACGTATTGCGGCTAGTTCTATGGGCTTTATCGAACGTCCGAAAGATTCTGGTGACGATTTTGATACTGGTGAAGAGGATGAACAATATCAAGCGCCGGAAGTAGTACAGGATTTTGCACCTGGTACTATTCAGGAATTACCGGAAGGGGCAACGATCAAGAGCATCCAGGCGACGCAAAGCGGTGATGACTTCAATTCCTTTAACGATGCGATGTTTACTAGCGTATCAATGGGCTTAGGCGTGTTTAAACAGGGCTTAACTGGCGATACTAGCCAAATAAATTACAGCGCTGCACGCTACGGCGAATTACTTCAAAGAACGCGCGTTAAAGCACTGCAAAACAAATTGATTGAAACAGTGGTGTCGCCCATTTTCGAAGCATATCTACGCCATTATTCCGCGCGTGGTATTGTTCCGATTCGTATTACTGCAATTCCACATATTATCGATAATACAACTATTATTCGTCCGCGTTTTGAATCCGTCGATCCATTTAAAGACGTAAGCGCCGAGATTGCTTTAATTGATAAAGGACTTAAATCACGTACTGCCGTTATTCTTGAACGTGGTGATGATCCTGAAAAAGTATTCTCAGAGATTCAAGCCGAAAAGAGCGCACTAAATATTATCGTTAATGGCGAGGGTGAAGAAAAAAATTCCCCAGCCGATCCCTAATAACCAACGGGGGCGCAATGCCCCCAATTAATTAAAGGTGATTAAATGCTTAAATTTCGCCGCGATCTTAACGGTTACGGTGGAGTTATTAACGAAGGGCATAACGATCAATACGAGTTTGAAATTGCTTTCTCAAGTACACAGCCTTATCAGCGCCAATTTTGGGATGAGCAAAATCAAGAAATGGTGGTATTAGATGAAATTCTGGTACATACACCGGAAGCGGTTGATCTGTCTCGTCTGAATAATAACGCTCCGTTGCTGTTCAATCATAATTTCGATAATCATATTGGTGTCGTTTGTAACGCTCGAATCGATGCGGATAACGTAGGTCGTGCTCTGGTTAGATTCTCTAAGCATGGCACTTTGGCTAATGATATTCGCAATAAAGTCATTGAAGGTACGATGGAAAAAATTTCTGTCGGTTATGACATTAAAGAATATCACATCGACTACACCAAAGGACAACTGATTGTTACTAAGTGGGCACCCTATGAACTCTCATTTGTCACCGTTCCCGCAGACGATACGGTCGGTTTAAATCGCTCTCTAAATACTATCACAGTTAATTTGGAGGCTAAACGCGATATGACTAAAGAACAAATTGAAGAAATCAAAGAAGAACAAGAATCCGCTCAGGTTGAAGAAACTCCGGTAGAAGAAAATAAAGAACCGGAAGTTGAAGAAACTCAAGAGCGCCAAGTTGAAGAGAATAAAGAAGATGAAAATCTCGAAGACGGAAAAGACGCTAAACATCCTGAAAGTGTTGATGATGATAGTTCAACTGTTCGGGAAACAGAAGAAGTAAAAGAAGAACGTGAAGCTGCTCCGGTTGAAGAAGAAAAAATCGAGGAAGTGGCTGAACGTTCCGAAGAAGACGAATTAGAAATTCGCGAAATTGCACGCGAGTTAAATATTAACGAAGACGATGAAGAATTTAAACGCGCATTGGCAAATAAAGAAATTACGCCGGAAGCATTCCGCACTAAGGCACTAAATAAAATCGCTACTGCTCAACGTAACAACGAACAACAAATTAAGGACTCTAAAATGGAAAAAACTTTTGACCTGAACAACGTAATTCGCTCTCTGGTAGATGGTGCTGCTCTGGGCGCTCATGAAGCTGAATATTCCGCTATGGCTGCTGGTGCTGCAATGCAGCGTGGTCGTGCTGCTCGCGGTGGCTCTGTATTCGTTCCGGCTGCTGCTATGCGTGCTGCTTCTGCTGGTAACACCAAAGCCGACCTGACCGCTATCACTGACGAAAAACTGATGACTGAATCCTACATCGAAATGCTGATGCCGGAATCTGTTCTGGGTCGTCTGGGTGTGACTGTTTACAGTGGCTTGAACTCCCCGACCGCTATTCCAAAAATGACTAAATCCAGCGTTGACGCTTTCGGCTTCGTTGATGAAAACGGTGCTGCACCGGAAAGCAAAGCTGAATTTGCGAACGTGAAACTGTCTCCGAAAACTTTTGCTGGTGGCAACCCGATCAGCCGTCAGTCGCTGAAAACCGTTCCGGGCATCGCTACCCTGATCACTGATCACATTAACAAAGCTGTTCGCATCAAACTGGAACAACTGATTCTGTCTGATAAAGCTAACGACCGTGGTCCGGCTGGTCTGGTTAAGCAACTGGTAGACGCTAGCCGCGTTACCAAGAAAGCTGCTTTCTCTTACAAAGACTTCCTGAAAGAAATTGCAGCACTGACCGACGCTGGCGTTCCTGCTCAGGCGATCAAGTTTGCGATGAGCGGTGCAACTGCTTCTGAACTGGAATCTACCCTGAAAGATAACGGCGTTTCCGGTTATATCATCGAAAACGGCAAACTGGCTGGTTACGAAGTAGTTACTTCTGGCGTTATCCCGGCAGACCACATCGTTCTGGGTGACTTCTCCGGTATTACTATCGGTGAGTGGGGAGGTCTGGAACTCGACATGGATCTAACTACATATAGGGATCGTGGTGCGGTAGTGCCTCGTATCTTTGTAGATTTGGACTACGTTGTAGCACAGCCGGAAGCTCTGAAAGTTCTTCACATCTCCGCTGAATGAAATAACGAAGAATTGCCGGAAGAAATTCCGGTAGTTACGGCGAAAGCCACAGCTAAAAAGGTGGGACGTCCACCGAAAGCAAAATAATAATTAGCCCTGCCTAACGGTGGGGCTTTTTTGTATGTAAATACTCCATAAAGGGGGTAACTATGTTCAAATTATCAGAATCACAATTATCAAGAATGTTTAAGAGTGCTCCTGTATTTGTGGTGGAAGGTGGTAAATCAATTCGTGCTTATCATGAAATTACTACTACCGACGAATCAGGTGTAATGACAGAAACCGAATTTCTATTCTGTCGTGAGGGAGACTTAAAGCAAGGTGATATTGTCACAGTAGAAAACCAGCGTTTCAAAGTTCAATACGTTAAGCGCAATGGTGACAATACTTGTGATTGCTTTATCACTTTAGCAGGGGGTACACATGCTCGCTACCGTTAATAATATGCCGAGACTGAAAATCAAACGCGCCTTGCAAGATATTATCGAACAAGATTTAGGTCTGGCTTTAAACGTAGAACAAACTCAGCAAGGCTTTAGTGATGACGTGGTTTGTTGGATTACTGGCATGAATGAAACTTATACGCGTGTTCGTGGTGGTAATGCAATGCAAGCTGAATGCGTTATCGAAATGCAATTATATTCTCAGATTCATGAAACCAAAATTCATGAGGGTATTTGCCAGATAATCCAGATTCAGCCGGATAACCCACGTTTTAAAGATTTGGGCTTCTCAATTTCAGATATCACTCCAGTAGCTTCTAATACCGATTATGACGATGATTCTAGTGATGGGGGTATCGTTGGGACACTTAGCCTTAAATTTTCTTATCTAGCGCGTTTTTAAGGGGTAATAATGAATATTACACAAGATAACTTAGACATTTTCACGGGGTCACATGTTGTCGTTTCCGTGTCTGATATGGTTGATAACCAGCCGGACTTCTTCGATCCCAGCTTTAGCCCGATTGATAACGTGGCATCATTCCCGACGATCACCGAATCCACCGAGATAGAAACTCTTGAGGAATATGATCATGATGCTACTGGTAAACTTGCCGGATACCGCAAATTAGAACCGACTACGCTTGTTTTAAACCGTGTTCTTGACGATGAACATCAAGCAATGTTGATGAAAGCGGTAGAGGATAAAACACCTTTACGCTTCCGTATGTTCTATGTTGTGAACTCTGGCTATAGTGCTGCTAACACTGGTTACTATGTCATCTATGACGCTTATGTCACATCACACAAAACCCGTGGTAGTGATAACAAAGCTGTAACACTGGAATTTAAACTTGAACCAGATGGCGGGATTTTGGATCGCGGTATTGCAACCGAGGGTCGTCTGCTCCGTCAGGGCGATATGGGCGTTGGTGCAGGAATTAGCCCGTTCACTGGTCCTACCGATAGCGAAGTATTAGCGGGTAACAGATTTGTAACTTACAAGGGAACTGCTAGCGGTAATCCATACTCAGCTGACACATCATTAATTCACCTTCAAGCTAATGAGCATGGCGCATGGCAATTAACCTGTAATACTTCTGGCGCACCGCGTTTACGTGTCCGAAATATTCAGGAAAACGGTCGTTCTGAATGGATCAAGGTATATTCCACCAATGAGAAACCGACACCTAGCGAAATTGGCGCAGTGGCTAAGACTGACCGGATCGATTTCGGCGAATACTAAGGATTCTCCTACCTAAATAAAACATGAACGTTGGGAGGTTAACGCCTCCCTTATTCCTGTTTTATAGTGAGGTGATTCTAGATGCAATCAATCCAATTTAAACGCACACAGACGGCTGGTAAAAAGCCGACGCCGGAACAATTATCACAGGGTGAAATCGCCTTACAGTTGGCGGATCATGTGATTTACACCAAAGACAAAAATAATAACGTAGTCCAAATTAGTGTTTCTCCAGAAAAACACGCTGAACTGAATACGAAAGTAGACACCAACAAGGTCAATACAGATAAAGTCATTTCAGCAAATAAAACCGAAGCCGCTAATAATCTGGCTAGTGCTAAAGCTGAACTGAATCAGACTATCACTTCTACCCGTGATACTCTCAATGCTTCAATCACTGCTGGCGATACCGCAGCCAACAAACGAATTGATGCTTTGACTACCACAGTAGGTAACAATAAAACCGAAGCGGCTAACGCTCTGGCGGCTGCTAAGACTGAACTGAATCAGACTATTACTTCAACCCGCGATACTATCAACGCGACAATTAACAAGAACAAGACAGATATTAATGCGCGAGTTGATCAGACGAATACCAACGTTACCAACTTAACGAATACTGTCGCAGCAAATAAATCAGCAATAGAAAAGACGGTAGCGGATAATAAGAAAGATGCGGACACGAAGATCACCAATCTTACTAGTACGGTCTCTGCGAATAAGACGGCCATTGAAAGAACTGTTGCAAATAACAAGGCCAGTGCCGATGCCGCAATTGCCGCAGCTAATCAGCGAATTGATTCGATTGAAGGTAGTGCCGATGCTGCTTACATCAAGAAGAATACCAACACTTACCATCACGGCTATCTGTTAACCAAAACAGCTAACTATTTGGAAGACCAGACAGCGAGAGATCTTAACTACTTTGGTGCTTTCCGTACCAATGGTCAAGATGGACTCATGGATCTAACTCTTAACGTTCCTCACTCTGCCGGCAAAGCGCACGGTCGCGGATTTACTTTCCGTTATGCGTCTGGTGGATCTCGTGTTGAAACCTATGGTTTTGATAGAGAAGGACAGAAGAACTTTAGCTATAAGATGTATCACGAAGGTGATAAGCCGACTCCTGGCGAGATTGGTGCATACACCAAAGCCGAAGTTGATAAGATGTTTGTTAAAAACGTCGTTATGTCTGTTCCCAATTCTAGCGAAAACGTATCTGCATATTTCAAATTGGCAACCGCAACAATTCCACAAAACGGGCGTAGTGTGTTTTTCCGTATTCATGGTGGTAATGGTTACAACGTTACGGCATATGACCAAGTTGATGTAGTAGAAATTCTTCTCCGTAGTGGTAACGATAGACCTAAAGGTCTTAACGTAATTGCATACCGTAGAAATACAAACAAAGATTTTGAGGTATTTGCTGTCAATACTTCCGGTGATAACTATGATATCTACGTGAAATATCAGCGTTATACCGATAACGTTATTGTCGAATATGGGAAATCTGTTTATGTAAGTTTGACGGTTTATGATACGCCGGAAGCCACGTTAATTAAACCTTCCGTTGGTGTTATCGGTGGTCGCAACGTAACTCTTTTTAACACAGAAAATAAACGTGGTGTGTTGAGTTTTGACGATAACACACAAAATAGTTATGATATTGTTCACTTGAGTAATGATAGGGGTACTGGTCGGAAATATATTCGTAAATTCCGTAGCAACTATAACGAAATGATCTGGCATGAGACGGTTCAAGGTTCTACTTATCGACTCGCCACGGGTAGTACAGATTCTCAGGAGATTCTATCCGTTGAATCTAGTAGCTCTATTGCTGGGACTCATAAAGGTAATATTCTTTCTGGTCGAATGATGTTGGGTGGCGGTAGTAATGTTATTACCTTGCGGCGTCCTGCTGGTCAATCCAACCATATTGCGTTTCAAGATAATCGGACTGGAGATATTACCCGTCAAGGGTGGATCGGTTATGGTAATGCTGATACTAACGTTTTTGAATGGTATAGTGATGTAGGTGGTACTTCTATTCGTCACCACATAGACGGACAGATCGAATTTCAGACAGGTAACACAAAACGAGTTTATACTAACGCTCAATTCATCTCAATGAATAGCGACGCCTACCGCATGATCTACGGTAATTATGGTGCATTCTGGCGTAATGACGGCAATAAAGTTTATCTTCTTTCTACTGCCGAAAATGATAAATTGGGCGGATGGAATGGAAACAGACCGTTCATTTACGATTTGACTAACGGTAAAGTTACTTTAGGCGGTGATGGTAACGAAGGTGCATTAGTTCTTGAAAGAGATAGCCGTGCTGCCCGTTTTAGCAACAATGTATTCTTAGAAAAAGGACTGCTTACTTTCTCTGCTGGTGGAAATCAGTCGATGGATTCTTTTACGATTAACCATTGGGGGAATAGTAATGCCAATCGATATAACGTTTTGCAATTCCAGGACACTAGCGGAACTCACTTTACTACAGAACGTAACGGTACTGGTGGCTTACTTGCTCATTTCCGAGGGGATTTAACTACCGAAGGAAAATTAACGTGGGGCAAAAATACAGCTACTTCTAGCTTTAATATCCGTGCGTGGGGTGCTGATGCTCGTAAACAAGTATTCGAATGTGCGGACGAAAGCGGTTGGCACTGGTACACACAACGACCGGGCGGTCCGGGTACTGAATTAATCGAGTTTGCCATCAACGGTACTGTTAAACCTAAAGCAATTCACACTGGCGGTAATATCACGCTTAACGGTGCTGATATTGAGTTTCGTCGCAGTGGCAATAAGCATTTGTGGTTTAGAGATCCAAATGGCTTAGAATTGGGTCTGTTGTACTGCGATGATGCTGGCGTTATGCGTATGCGCGGTGAGAAACAAACCGAAGTCTGGAAATTCGGCGGTAAGATGATTCACCTTGAAACGGGCACTGTATCCGGTGGCGGTAATGGTCTTATTCGTGGTAGCGTTGCTGGTGGTAGTTGGGCTAGCTGGCGTGATCGTGCTTCTGGTATTCAGGTCGATTGTCAACAATCAACCGATTCCGCTCATAACGTATGGAAAGCAACCCATCAAGGTAAATATCATATCGCAGCAATGGGTGTACATGTTCCTAGCGGTACTATCGGTAACGCTACAGTTAAACTTCATGTTCATGACGCTGGTTTTGACTTTAACGCTGCTGGTGACTTTACCGCAGGTCGTAACGGTTCGTTTAACGATGTTTACATTCGCTCTGACTCCCGTTTGAAGATTAACAAGGAAGAATTACAGGACGGTGCATTAGAGAAAGTAAACTCCCTGAAAGTATACTCTTACGATAAAGTTAAATCTCTTTCCGATGACACAGTGATTAAACGCGAAGTAGGTATTATTGCTCAGGATCTGGAAAAAGTATTACCGGAAGCAGTAGGTATTCAATCCACCGAAGATCCAGAACATCCAGAAGCAATCAAGACTATTTCTAACTCTGCTGTCAATGCTTTAATCATCAAAGCAATGCAGGAAATGACCGCTAAGTTTGATGCTATGGCTAAAGAACTTGCCGAAACTAAAGCTGAATTAGCCGAACTGAAAGCAACTAAATAATAAAAGTCGGGGGACTAGTTCCCCCGTTATAACAAATTTAATTAAGGGGTAATTATATGTCTCAACAATTCAAAGATATTTTTACTGGTGGTTTGGTAAGTCTGTTCTATCACGCTGATACCACTAACACCGATCTTGCTGATGAAGCATACGAAGAAATTAAAGAGTGTGCTGGTTTTCCTGAAACTGGTATCGAGCGCGGTACTGTAGAAGTTAAATCCTTCTCTTCTCAGTATAACCGTAAACTGGTAGGGAAGCTGAACGTTCCTGATCTGACTCTGACCGTTAACTACATCCCAGGCGATGCGGTACATGAAAAACTGATCAAAGCTGCCGAAGACGGTACTCGTATTCAGATTAAAGTAGAATATTACGTTGACGCAGCAAAACAGACTGGTATTCGCACCGCTTTCAACGGCTTCATTTCTAAAGTTGCTATGAACGGTGGCGATGAAGAAGTTGTAACCAAAGAGTTTACCTTTGCTGTTGATGGTGCTCCGCTGAAACAGCAAATCTTCACTGCCGGATGAACTAACGAAGAACTTCCCGAACCGGAACCACAGCCGGAACATGAAGCGGTGGTGATTCCAGAAGTAGAAGAAGTTACGGCGAAAGCCACAGCTAAACGAAGCCGCAAGGCTAAAGATTAATTATAAGCCCTGCCTTAATGGTGGGGCTTTTTTATTGGAGTAATCAAAATGGCGAATGTCGTTAATAAGCCTGGCTGGGTCGGGTCATCTGCTGTTTCTGTAACTGGTCAACGATGGATGAGCGCAGCAATGAACGCATTAAAGGTTAGTCGCCCAGCTAACATGAGTGCGATGTGTGGTCGTGGTATGGATACGGTTGTAGCTACTGCTGCGTGGACTACTTCATTGGGTAATAACTGGGGTGTAACTGCTTCAAACTATCCAGTAACTGACATGCGCGGTAAAGGATCTATGGAGAACCCCGAAAACGTGGGCGTAGGGCGTCTGATTGGCGTTATCGTTGGTCAATTCAATGGTGGTACTCCTACTATGGCTGTATATCTCCAGAACGGTAGAGCGGGGAATATAACCGTTAATTTGGGTGGTGCTGCTGTCACTGTTCCTTATAACAGTATGCAAAGTGGTTTTCATTACTATTGGTTAAGCAATCCTCCGGCTGCTTTCCTAACAAATATTAAGAAGGCTGGCACTAAGCAGACTTTGAAAATCTCTTAAATTCTAAATAAATACAGCGTAATCACTATTAATGAGGAAACAATAATGAATCTGAATGAAATGCTGAAAGCTCTTTCTCCGAAACGTGAATCTTTAACCCTCGGCGGATTTACGTTCTATGCTCGCCCTATGTCGGTGCAAGAATTTAATGAACATGTTTTCAATACTGATAAAAAAGACCGTGATGAACGCTCTATTCTTCGTTGTATTGAAGATGAAGACGGTAAGCCAGTATTTGAATCTATTGAACAAGTTAAGGCACTGTATACTAGCGTCCGCAGTGAATTAATCGGCTTAGTTGCTCAAGCATCATTGATGAAAGATGCGGCGGTAATTGAAAACGAGGTAAAGTAAACCCGCTCTTGAATTTTTATTTTCGGCAAATGATGCGTCGGGGCTTGAGTAAAGATGAGATGGATAATATGCCAATTACGCTATTTTGGGCGTTGCATATATTCGATACATATCTTGAACCACAAAGCCCCCTATATCAAGATGCGCGACATGCACAGTCGATGTATTACATGCACGTTACATCTCCTAACATGACTCGTGAATGGTTGAATAAAATCAATGTTAACCAATTCCGAATGATTAAGGACGACAAGCAATTTAAAACGCAAGAAGAAATAAAAGAAATTGCTCGTAAGAAAGAGGAAGAACGTAACTCTGCTTTGGTTGATAGTTATTTCGACGCTTCATTATTACAAAAGCTCAAGAGCGGTCAATTGGGGTAATTTATGACAAAACATATAGTAACAATAGAAGGGGATAATAAAGGTCTAAGGAGAAGTACCAATCAGGCGATAGAGATGCTTGATAACCTTTCAGAAAGGGCAATGAATCTTGATTTGTCTGGTGGTTTATCTAGTTTAAGTGGAACCCTTCGCGGAACTGGTGGATCGCTTGCTTTGGCTGCTGGTGGTTTTGTTGGTTTGGCTGCTGGCGCTATTTCTGCTGCAAATGCCATCGGTGATTATGTAAAGGAATACAGCGAAGTTTCAAAAGCAACTGGTTTAACCGTCGAAACACTCCAGAAATTAGAGAAGCAATTCTCCGGTACTGGCTTAACCGTTGAGAAATTTGGTGATATTAACAAAGACACCTTAGATAAGCTGGCTGATGCATGGCGTAACGGTGGCGGTATTGAAGACGACCTAGAAAGTGTAGGTTTGAAGATTAAAGATTATGCCGAGTTTATGAACGATCCACAAGGCGGGATGAAAGCGGCGATCAAGGTCTTCTATGATATGCGCAAGGCTGGTGCGTCTATCGCTGATGTTAAGTTTATGATGGAATCGTTAGCCAGTGATTCAAGTCATATGGCTGATGAATTGCAGAAATACGGATCTTATCAGGAAGCTGTAAACGCCATTAATCAGCAAACTGTTAAAATCACCAATGACACAGCCGAAGAATATAATAAATTCTCTAAAAATATGGATACCCTTACCGATAACTTAAAGGGTATGGCTGCAAATGCACTAAATCCAGTTGTTGAAGGGATGAATAATCTTTACAACTGGTTTGATAAAGATTGGGAAAAGACCGCTTTATTCAACGCATTAAAGACTTTTAATGAAAGGTTTGAAAAAGCTCGCCAGAATATGGCTATGGCTAACGGTGGTTTTATTAACAAGCATGGTTATAGTTCTACTGGTCTAGCGGGTGGACAAGCCAGCTTCAACAATAAACCAAATTATCCTGATCGTTGGGTGGATAGTGAAGGCGTTACCCGTGATAAAAACGGTGATCCGGTAATTACTATCACTGGAAATAAATCGGATACCGGATTTACCCCAACGGGTCAAGGTGGAGGCGTCACCGGACCATCGAAAAAAGAACAAGAAGAAGCCAAGAAGAAAGCGGAAGAGGCAGCTAAAAAGGCTAAGGAAGCCGCAGAAAAAGCACAGAAAGCACGCGAGGATGCAATCAAGCGACTGAATGCTCTTGATGTTAAATTGCAAGGACAGACAGCCGCGTCTATTGCTTCTCAAAACAAGCAGTTAGAAGCCAGCTTGAAAGATTTAGACACTGCTTTAGATATGGGCTTAATCTCTCAGCAAGACGCAGCCGCTAAACGTCAGCAACTGTTAGATCAGAACGCAGAAAACATCTATAAAATGATGTTGGGTGCTGATCCGATTGATGCTCTGAATGCCTTAACAGTTTTGCAACAAATCAGGGACAACGAGCTAGAAAGCCATAAACGGTTACTTGATGGTAAAGCTATCTCCTACGAAGAATATATGCGTCGTGTGAATGATACCGAGCAAAACTATTCTCAGATTGATAGTCAGTTACAGGGAATGGATGGTTTTAAAACCAATCAATTGACTAATAGCTTAGACTATCAGGATTCAAATAACCCGTTTGCTAAATTTAATGCAATCGATCAAGAGAAATCGGAAGCTGAACAAGATTATAAGACCGAAAAACTCAATATTGATGGTATTAATGATCCAGCTAAACGGATGGCTGCATTAGAAAAACTCAATGAAAACCATCAAAAACGGATGGCTGCAATTGAAAAGAAATATGCTGATGCTCGCCAGTCAATAGCCGATGATATGTATGGCGGTTTTGCTGCTGCAATGACTCTCTTCGGGCAGGAAAACACTAAAGCTATGCAGATGGCTTTCAATGCTCATAAAGCATTCTCCATTGGACAAGCGACGGTGAACATGTGGACGGCTGCTACCGATGCATGGAACGATCCGACCAACGTAACCACAGGACAAAAGATCGCTGCTGCTGCATTGGCTGTTTCTCAGAACATGGGGAACATCGCAAACATCAAGTCTACTAACGTTAGCGGTATGGCTCATGATGGTATCGATAATATCCCTCGTGAGGGTACATGGTTGCTTGATAAGGGTGAACGAGTAGTTGATCAGCGTACTAACGGTGATTTGAAAGACTTCCTTGCTGCTCAAAAATCAGGCGGTGGCAACTCTCAGCCGATTGAAGTTAACGCACCTTTGAACATTAACGGCAACGTTAATAGCTCAGACAAGATGGTCATGGATGCTATCAAACGTCACGCTAAGTTAGTTGCTCAGGCGGTAGAAGACGCACAACGCCGTAAGATGTAATTAAAAGCCCCCATAGTCATAAATAATCATAAAACTATGGGGGCTTTTCTATGTTCAAATCCAAGAATATTAAAATCACAGATTTTACTCTTAAATCAAAACAACCTTTCTTCAAGGCGCAATCTATCTCCGGTAAGTTCCAGCGTCGCTTTACTGGCATCCATTTTTACGAAGCAGAATTTACCGCGAATTACATGGCTCAGGATATTAACGAAGTAAAAGAATTTGTAGCACGTCACCTTTTTGGTCGTCCTTTTAGTGTGCCACTGTCTTACTTTTCAAAATATACAGGTGATGTACGCCAGATGGTTACGGCTGCTGCTGGTACTGCTCGCGGTGGGCGCAAGGTAAGACTCTCCAACTTCACCGGAACACTGAAAGCGGGAACTATCATCCAGTTTGAGAACCACAAGAAAATCTACACGATCACCGAAGACGTGAAATCAGGTGGTGAAATGAAACTCTTCCCTAACTTGCGCCAAAACGTCCTAGCGGGTGAGGTGATCAAGTATCAGAACGTAGAGGGCGAATTTCTTCTCAAAACAGAAAACATCGATTGGAAGATCGCCCAGATTGGCAAGATGAAATTCGAATTAGTGGAGAATGTATAATGGCAACTATTCAAGAATCATTCAGCAAACTATGCACCAATCTGGACTTCATCGAGGTCTACAACGACCAGACAGGGCAGAATGTATCTAGATTGACGCTACCGCAACTTTTCTCCACTGGATCGATGTTTCACATTATCGAAGCAGTCACCGCGTCAGGGGACGTTCTACGGCTTACAGATGGGTATTTCGATTTGGACTATAACGGTTTTACGTATCTCGCAACGGGTGATTTTCTTCAAATCTCATCGAATACCGAAGAGAAGGAGATCAACAACAACGGGATCAACGTAACTGTTTCTAACGTTCGCGAGGAATACATTACCTTGATTCGTAACAAGCAATTCGATAAATCTGATGTGAAAATCGAGATGGTTTTCCTGAACCCTAACACGGGCAAGGTTGAAACCACTTACCCTGTTTTCCGTGGGGTAGTCGATTCCATCGGGATTAACATCGAACATGAAGATGATGAGTGTAAAAACGAATCTGAATTTCAGCTTAATAGTATCTGGGAAGTTCTAGATAAAAACGCTCGTAGTCATGCTTCTGATGGTATCCACCGATCCTATGTTGGAAACGAGAACGATCTATTCTTCTCCCGTGCCGGGAAGTGGAACTCAGAATCAAAATGGTTTAGCTCTAAGAAATAATCCCTTCTCCCTAAGCCTAGTAAATAACTGCATGGAGGTATTCAACATGCTAAAAACTAGGCTTATCACCGATTACATCAATTCTTTAATAGGTCAGGAGTTCGTTCAAGGTGAGAATGATTGCAATCTAATTGCATGTAAGATCATCGATATTCTCGCTGGTACTGACCTATATAATTCTCTTTATAAAAAATATTCAACTAAAGAAGAAGGCTTGAAAATCTGCAAAGAATTAAGCGGGTATTCAAATATCCTTCAACCAATTAAGAAACATTTCAAATTAGTCACTGATGATTTACAGGACGGCGACTTACTGGTCACAGCCCACAAATTAGGAAACCGTAATTATTATTCCGTAGTTCCTCATTATTCCGGTTATGGCCTCGTTGAAGAAGATGGTATCTGGATGACCATTCCTGTTTCAGACATTGACTATGAACAAGTTTATAGATTCGGGGGTGAATAATGGGATTTGAAGTATTGGTAGGCGCGGTTATTGCTGGTGCTTCGGCGGGGATGGCGGCAGCCGCAACATTTTCGGTTATGACCGCAGTCGCTATCGGTATGGCTGCTGGTGCAATGACCTTGATCGCTTCCACTGTAGGCGCACCAAAAACACCGAAAGTACAAAGCCCGGATAATGCGGTGACACTAGGAACATCAAACGATCCTAAGACAGTATTACCCGTTCTTTTTGGTACTACCCGCACGGGTGCAATCTGCGTTTATAAGGCAATTTCCAAGCAAGAAAACAATAAGTTAGTGCAAATCTTCGCAATTGCCGAGGGTGAAATCGACCATTACAAAGCACTGTTTATCGATAACAAAAATGTTCTTGTTGGTAAGAACATGACGATCCGTGATGGTGTACTGGACAAAGGCAACATTAAAGAAGAATATCGGAAAGTCTTAGAAGTTGAGTTCCGCACTGGTAAGAATCCTAACACCGCTTTGTCACTGGCAAAACGTCATTTAGGATCAGACTGGAACGACAACTACAAAGGCAATGGTATTGCAACCATGTGTATTGTTTTACGCCGTGATGATAAATCTCTTGCTGCTGGTGTTGATATTCTCCAGCCAAATAGCCAGGTAGCGGTAGACGTTTGCGGCCTTAAAATTCGTAACCTTGAAACCAATGCTATTGAGGCTAGCACTAACGGCGTGGATCAGATTTTCCACTACCTAACAAATGAAAAATATGGCTTATCCGTACCAATTGAAAACATCAACGTTGATTCATTCCTGAAAGTACGTAAACAAGTACGCCAGATGGACCTACATTCAAACGGGGCATGTGATCCGAACGCCAGCTTTAAAGAGAACTTGACTAGCCTTATGCAGACTTTCGGCGGGGTGATGTTCGAATCCTTTGGACGTATTACCCTGAAACTGGATGCTCCTGATATTGTTAAGCATACCTTCAATGAAGACAATATTATGATGGGGAAAGTATCACTGAAAACAGGTGGCACTAACGGTTATTTCAATACCATTAACGCGATGTATCAGGAACCATCAATCGACTATTCCGAGCAAATGCTACGTTATCCGGCTGATGCTGAAAACGATGCTACTATTCGTCAAGATGGTCGAATTATCGCTAAAGATATTGAATATCGTTTTGTTAAGTCTAAAGACCAGATTGATAAACTTGCGAGCATTGAACGAAATAAATCTCGTATCACTCAGGTTATCAGCTTTATGACTACTGACGCATTCACTGCCGAAGTTTGGGACGTTATCAGCGTAACCTATGATGAATTGAAGCTGAATAATTCCTTATGGCGTATTACTGCAATTGATCGCTCGATTGATTCTGGTATTGCTGGGATGATGACTATCACCGCCACAGAATATAATTCTCAGGTTTATACTGACCTGAACTATGCGGCAACTCCAGACAATAGACCAAGTGGTTTACCGGATTCAATGACAGTACAGAAGCCTACTAATTTCAGGATTAAGGCAACTGGTGAGACGATTTACGGTAAAAACGTTACTTTGACATGGGATGCACCGGAAGATTTTAACCGTTATGGTTTCCAGATTGATTACCGTGTAAGTGGATCGCCTAACTGGATTAAGCTGGGACAGACTTCACAGCAAATTTTCAGTGTCAATGCACTGGCTAAAGATCGCTCTTATGATTACCGAGTTTGTGCTTTCGGTATCATCGCTCGATCCGATTGGGTAGAACTGATTAACCAGAATCCTACTGTTACCTATGAATTGCCGACTCCGGTTATTCGAATCAAAAATCAGGGTAGCACGCCAGGAACTTTCGAAGGTAATGATCTGATTATCGAATGGGAAAATCAGCAACAATTAGATGTTGAGATCAACGGTGAAACTAACAAGTTTAGTGACCTGTTTGAAGCATACATTATCAAGGTGACTAACAAGGCTGGTAAGTCTATTCAGTACCGTACCCGCGATCCTGAATCATGGACTTATACGCTTGATATGAACCAGTTTAACGGCCTTTCGCGTCAACTGACGGTAGAAGTATCGGCTAAGGGCTATAACAACTCAGAGAGCGCCCCAGCGCGTTTAGTGGCTATCAACCCACAACATAAGCCAATGAAAGGTTTTAGTGCGCGTGGTGGCTTTAATAGTGTGTTTGTTAGCTGGGCAGATGACGTAGAACATGATTATGCAGGGTCAATCATCCAGTATGCAACCGATAACACTTTCTCCGATGCAAGGGCAGTAAGCACGAATAGTGTTAGCCATACTTCCTTTGATATTGCTGACGGTGATTATTATATCCGTGGTGCTCACTACGATATTTTCGGTATGGATGATGCTGTTTGGTCTGAACCGTATTTCATGCAAATGAAATCTACCATTAGCTGGGACGATCAGGACAAAGAAGCACTGGAAGACCTGATTGGTTTACAAGACCGCTTAGATGAAACTATCGCGGATGCTATTGCTCAAGCTGGCGCTAATGCCGATGCTAAAATTGATGCAATGCATAAGCAAATCACTACCGAAACAGGGCAGACGGTCCAAGCCTCAGCCAATACCTTAAAGAGTCTGATTGCTACCAGCGAGCAAGCTAGCTCCACTAAGATTGATCAGGTTAAAGCTGAACTGAAAGGCGATATTAAGTCCGAAGTCAGCGCATCTGCTACTACCCTGAAACAAGCAATTGCTACCAGTGAGGCAGCAAGCGCAAGCAAGATTGATCAAGTTCGGGTAGAAATGGATGGCAAGATTGCTGGTGTGAATCAGGAAGCAGATGTAAAAATCGATGCTTTGAAGGGAACCATTAACAGCAAATATAATCTGGCGGTTAATGCAGATGGTCGCGTGGCTGGTATTCACATGAGCGCAACCAACGATCCGGCACAACCGACGAGAATCATCTTTAATGCTGATAAAATCGCGGTAGCTCCACAGAACGGATCGGAAGTATGCCCGTTTGGTATCGAAGGTAACAAGGTTTATCTCGATAATGCGATGATTCGTAATGCTGCAATTGGTACAGCCCAGATTAATGATGCGGCGATTACCACGGCTAAAATCGGCAATGCTGCAATTAACAGCGCGAAGATTCAGGACGGGGCAATCACTAACGCGAAGATCGTAAACGGTGCAATTGATAACGCTAAAATCGGTAACTATATCCAGTCTTCCAACTGGAACGGATCGACCGGATGGCATATCAACAAGAACGGGTCCGCTACGTTCATGAATGCAACCGTTAAAGGTAATATCACGGCTGATTCTGGTACTCTGAACAACGTCACGATTAACTCTAGCTGTGTTATTAAGGGTATGCTCGAAGCTACTCAGGTTAAGGGTGATTTCGTTAAGGTGATTGGACGTAAGTTCCCGCATCGTGATGTTAACGTTGATAATGGTTATGCTGGTTATCCACAGGGAACGGTCACTGTTCGCGTTGAAGATGATCACAAGTTCGATCGTCAAATCGTTATTCCGGCAATTAGTTTTGGTGGATTGCGAGCGCGTGAAGGGTCGAACAATAATACGTTTTACGACACCTGTCGCCTGATTGTTCGTAAGAATGGGTCAGAGTTGTATAATAGGGCGTATGGCGGTAATACTGGTCTTTACTCAGGTGTTATTGATATGCCAGCGGGTAAAGGTGCTGTGACCTTGACCTTTGAAGTGCAATCAAGCGCAATCAACAACTGGACGCCTAGCACATGGATCAGTGATTTAACGGTAATGGTAACTAAAAAAGCCACTACTGGTATTACTGTTTCTTAAAATTTAATTTTAATAATAAATCCCGCTTAATTCTTTTGAGTTAGGCGGGATTATTTTTATCTAAATAATTTTGCCATTAAACTATATAAAAATATCGGGGGCGTAATGACTGAAATTATATATGGCGGTATCGGTGTTATCGCCTTAATTTGTGGTGGGCTTTGGAGACTTCACCGAAATCAATTAGCCACAGAAAATAGATTGTCGAAATTAGAGTCCAATGATGCATTGTTTAATCAGAAGTTTGAGACGATGCAAAGTAACCATGACCAGATCGCCGAGAGAGTTTATCGCATGGAACAAACCCTTCACGGTATAGAAAAGAAAGTGGTTGCGATGGACGCTAAATTTGACCAAGTTATCGATTTACTCAGACAAAAATAATAATAAAAGGGGTGAATATATGAAGAATAAACTTAAGAAATATTTTGGTTATCTCTTGATTGTCGCCCTCACTTATAACGTAGCAATTAGACCTCTGCTGACGTCCTTTGGGCTTGAACTCCCGGCTATGACCGTGGATGAACAATTGCTAAGGACACTGGCGGGGGTCTTTTCGTTATTAGGGGGCTAACATGGCAACCAGTACCAATAAACGAAACGCTCTAAGGACTAAGAAAGCGTTACGGCAATGGTCTGAAAAGGCAACCGATACATTCGAAAGGGCGATAGGGGAAGGGGCGATCTTTGCTGCTCGTGCACTACAGAAGAAGATTAACAAGAATGTTGATAGACCTACTCGCTGGACTCAGCAAGCTGTAGGTAATACCAACTACAAGAACCGATCAGGGACGAGACACCAAATCTTCATCAAGGGCGCAAGGGATAAGGACAAGAAGATCGGCAGTCAGGATGACTATCTGAAACACTATTTCGATGGTGGCAAAATCAATAAGCTAGTGCCAATTGCCAACGGTAAGGTCTTAGACGCCCACGGGAACATTAAGGCCATCAAAGGCGGTAAGATGATGCGTAACATCGAAAACGGCAACTTCATCAAGGTAGAGAACAAGGAAGGGACTTTTATCATGAAGAAGTACAAGCCTAAGAAATCCCGAACCAAACGCGCTAGGAATGGATCGGCGGTGGCAAAACGTCGCTTAGAGAAACGCATCCAGAAACAGAGTAAGCGAATTGTTGCCGTTAAGTCGGATAAAATTTCTACTCGTTATTCGACGCTAGGATCGTGGGAAAGCAACGAGGAAATGATGCTTGAAAACATCAATAAGCACATTAAATCGCGCATGAGATACGTTTAATCCATAAATACCCTCATAGAATCTTATGGGGGTATAACATGGCTAAAAATATTTTCACTGAATTTCCTACTTATCCGGTCGATCAGCTTTCCGGTATTTTTATTAATGGCATTAGCCCAGAATCCATGACACATGATTTTGAGGCGAAGAGAGTTAAACATAAACAATATAAAGAATGTATCCGCGATCATGAAAAAGGGACCGTGTTTTGTGTCGCTACATTGGCTAAACGTCCTAAGTATCGTTTTCGTGTAGGACAAGAAGTTGATGTGGTTAATCCTTATAGCTTTAACTGTCTGGGTGATGCACGCGCGGTGTGTGTAGGCACTGCTCCTTATTATATCAAGGGTATGCGCTTTATTGGTTATATCTTCGAAATGATCTAAGGGGGTAATATGTTAAGCAAACATTTTTCTCGCAAGGAATTTAAATGTAAATGCGGAAAATGTGATTATGATACAATCGACGCTGAATTACTGGTAATTCTTGAGGATGTACGAGAGCACTTCGGTAAACCAGTGATTATTAACAGTGGCAACCGTTGCCCGACTCATAACAAGAATGTAGGCGGTGCAACCAACAGCTATCACGTTCGAGGCCGTGCGGCTGACATTGTGATCAAGGGTGTCTCCCCTGATATTGTCCATGCTTATCTTGATGGGAAATACCCTACTCAATACGGCTTAGGCAAATATAAAACCTTTACGCATATCGATTCCAGATCGAAAAAATCACGATGGAATGGATAAAATTAAAGCGCCTCTAGTGGGCGCTTTTTTGTTATATAGCAATTGTTTTAGTTGCATAGCTGAACTTGTCGGTTAGATAATAGCGGATTCTCTCAAGTGCATGTTTTACCGCATAATTTTTATGCTTGACTTTTCCGTTACGACCGAATATACACAGATGATCTATAAGATCCCAGACCGTTGCAATATCCTTAGAACCATGTTTACGCAATGCACGACCGATACTCTGACGAACGATAGTTGATTCCTTCACGGGATGACCGAAAATAACATGGTGCAAATTCTTAATTGAAACACCAGTAGAGAAAACACCATAGGAAGCAACACAAATGATCCCTGTTTCCCCTTCCGCTAATTTCTTAAATTCATCACGTTCTTCTGTCTTAACTCCACCGTCAATATAATAAACCTTGTCGTGTACCTTCTGTAACGCGTCATACATAAGTTTTCCGTGCTTAGTATTGCGGAACATCAGGAATACGTTTTCGCCCTTCTTAGCGAGTTTTAGCGCCAAATTACAAGCAAACTTATTACGTCGTGGGTTAGACGTAATATACTTGATCTCTTCCGCATATTCTCTACCCTTAACCGCGCTACATTCCTCATCGGTATAACGAAGGAAAAGACAGTTGATTTTCAGTTTCGTCACTTGACCTTCTTCCATCAGGCGGTCAATACTCACGATCTTAGAAATATCACCGAAAAGACCGACATACTGTAAAAGATGGCATTTTGATTCTTTAGGGGAACCAGTCATGCCGATTTTAAACTGGCAATGATTCATTCCGTTGATGATATTGGTAATATTTTTGGCACTAGCCTTATGTGATTCATCAACTATCAACATTCCATATTGTCGGAACCATTCAGGAGGCATCTTGCAAGCTGATTGCCATGTTGAAACAGTGATTAGCCTATCTCCCGGATGTTTCCCGCTACCACTCATCATTGTATGAATTGCTTCATAAGGGAATAACCGATAATCGATGAAATCATCCCTCATTTGAACCACTAGCGATGTAGTAGGGACAATGATTAACACTTTTCCGGTGTAGTTCTCTAAGTACCAACGAGACAGCATACAAGCAATCAATGACTTACCCGCACTGGTAGGAAGAACCAGCATTCTACGGCGATTATGAATACCCTGAAAGACTGCCTCCCTTTGATACCAGTAAGGATTGATTTTATTGGAACCGGAATACACTTCTAGGGAATCAATCCATTCATTAATCGCGTCTTTGGTTACATCTTCCTTCTCAAGCAATCGCGGGTCAATCCAGACTGAATAGCCCATATTTTTAACGAAGACACCCAACGTTTTTAATAGTCCAATTGGTAGGGTATTTTCATGCGTAAACAGTCTTATTCGTCCATCCCAGCCGGAATACTTGTAGCGGGGGCTAAACCTAGCCCCTTCAACCTCAAACGAGAAATAATCCCTTAATTCCATTCCGATAGAAGGAGAGCAATCAACCTTAACGAAACTGTAATCTTGAAAATGAATTTTAATATCTTGCATTAGTTCCACTCCACACTTGCAATATTCTTTATATTGTTTAGTGATTTATTGCAGTAGTGGAATGTTTCAGTTTTGCCGTATTCAATCCCGCCTATACCCACATCCAGTAATCTCTTTATTGCTCTTTCAGTGGCTAAAGCATGTTTCATTGATGGCATTTCACCAGCAAAGACAATATCAAAGTTATGACCGGGATTGCGTACACCCAGATTAATGCGTCGCTTGATGATTGACTTTGTAACACCAAATTTACCAATATCCCCTGATTTCATTACATAGAGATAAGGCACACCCGCTTTATATTGAAAGTAATCACTTTTGAGACATGCACAGCGTTTACCTTCATTAAGCAGGTTGGTAGCTGATTTGTCGGCTCTATTGCCGCATCGGGTACATGTAAGAGCAATTCTTGAATGAAGCCCTTTAAACTCACCCAGAAAGCCATGAAAGACTAACGGTAAGTCCTTCTCTTTGATGTGAGTCAGAATGCGTTGTTCTAATGCCGATGGAGTTACAGCACGGGAGGATTTAGGAGTAAAAACAATATCTTTAGCCATTACTGGAATCATATAGACCTCACTTTTTAACTTATAGGCATAACCTCAATATGGTTGGTTTGGGATTTAGGGTCGCGTATTATACACATCCAGATAGAGAATGCAATAGTAAGACAATTTTCTCTAATAAATAGTAGTGATCTTATTATTTTAGAGGAAACTACTATGAAACTTGCTTACGCTGCCGAAATTCCTTTTGTTAAGAAAACTCGCGGTTTATCGCCGGAAGAGTACCAACAACGAATCATCGCTAAACTGGAACCTGCTTTCGTATTTGGTGGATTTATCCTACCGTGGAAGGGTAATCACACTTACTTTCGAATCTACAATTTAGATACACAAGAATATAAGGACTACAAATTACGCAAACTGGAAGATACTAACGGGGGGGAGTTATTCCAGACTGAAAAGGCTGTATGGTTGAAAATGGAATCTCGTTGTAATGAGAAGGGAAAGAAATTCCTCGGATGGCAAGGAGAATGGAAAGGGCGAAATAGAACGAAAGCCCGTGTTTTGTGCCCTGAACACAATCAAATCATGACGCCATCTCTATTACATGCTCTCAAAGATGATTTCGATTTTGATTGCAAAATCTGTATGGCTGAAAAATCCCAACGGGTAAGAAGTGGCAAGACTTTTGATGAAGTTATTAAGGACAAAGAGACAATCATCAATGCACGTTGCGAGAGTACGCCTTACACCTTCAAAGGATTCATCATAAACACCCCACACCTAAAGGATGTTAAATTTAAAACCTATTGCAAGACACATAACCACGAATGGGAATCTCATTTAAGATGTGCTGATTCTTTCACTTGTCCGCTTTGCATTAAAGACCAACTGGTGCAACTGTCTAACCGGACTTATCAGGGTAAGGCTAGTTTCTACATTCAATTATTAGATGACAAATTTATTAAATTTGGAATCACTACCCGGAAACCAGAAGAACGAATGAGAGAGCAAACCAGAAAGAGCAACTTCACTCACCGCTTAATCTTTACTCATGAGTTTGAGGATGGTTGGAAAGCCGTTGATTTAGAGCATGAAGTAAAACAACGCTTCAAGACTCATGCAGCACCCTACAAAGATTTCAAGGATGGATGGTCGGAAACTCTGACTATTGATGAGTTACCACACTTACAGCAACTGGTTTATGACTACCTAACCAATCAACCGGACGAGGCTAATATGTGGGTATCCCCGAAAGATGTATTTGATGACGATACATTCAAGCTACATACTCACTTCTACGGCATCAATAAACCGGAATTTTTCTGTATTGATGACGACAGTCCTGATTTAATGGATGAATACTTTAATACTCTCTTAGATGCTGCCTAACGCAATTAAATTAAAAAGGGGTACATCTGTACCCCTTAACTGTTTTAGCTCGTTATACGTCGATTTAGGCCGCTTAAATTCCAAATTCCTGTAATGGACCTGGTATTTCCTCTTCTGGTTTCCAGTTCTTATCTGTCAGCATGTCTAAACATGGATGCAGAACAAGCCCGTTGCTCTCCAGAATCTGCCTATCATTGATAGTCTTCAAATCGACAAATATTTGTCCTTTCCTCGTTCCTCTTGAATTTTCTATTACAACTCTCTGGGTCTTTCCATCGATGTATTCCAGTACAAACAAGTTTTTGTTTCTGTCAATCCTGCTACACCCGATCCGCTTTAGAGCTTGCTTAATCTTAAACCGGACCTTTAGTCGTTCCTCGTTGTAAACATCTTCTAAATCAAATTCTGCGAGCTTCTCCCAGCCTTGAGAGTCAACAGAATACATTTCCTCTTCTGCCATCTTGATCTGATTGTAGAGTGTTTCACGCTCGCTATTGAGGGTAGTAATCTGATCGGCTAGCTCCTTCGTTGCTCCTGTCATAGCAGAAAGGGCAATCAGGTTATCAATCTTGCGTGATATTTCATCAACCTGTACTTTCAACGCCGGAACCGGATTAGCCTTGTCCTCAGCAATCCAGATTTTATCAGCCAGCAATTGCAATACAGCTTTCTCTAATTGATCACCTCGAAAACTCCAGTTTGGATGCTCGCAATCAAGTCTACGTGAACGGGTCGCATCACATGTATAACGATACTGGTCAGAACGTTTGTTCGTTCCCTTCACTTTAACCATAGCGCAACCGCAATGATCACATTTCAATAGGCCAATACCACTAAGCAGGGGGATCGGTTTAACTTCTTCCTTGTCTCCAAAGTTCCATGCTCTAGCACCAATATTTTTCTTAAGGTGATAGAACGTAGGGTCATCAATAACACGAGGGTAATAATCCTTTAACTCATAGTTAACGCCATCTACAGATATTTCCTTGATACCAATCAAAGCGCGGGTATGAAACAACCTTTCAACCATTGCCCGTGACCATTTTGAATGCTTCTTGTTGCTTACTGCTGGTGGTGGTGCATATGTCTCGTTAAGGTGATCCAGTATTTCGGCGGTTGAACGTCCATTCTTCCGTAATTCCACAATCTCCTGAACAACAGGGAAGTATGTAGGATGAGGCAACACATAACCGGAAGTGGTATCAGTCCACCACATATTCTTTCCAACTTCCTCGATTGCCACTGCCGGATTCTGGGGATTTTCTTGATGGGCTTTAATCTTAATCAGTGCGCTTGAGTTAGTACGATTGCGCTTAGTCTGACTTTCCTCATTACCACGGATGAATAAAAGGATGGAGAACATCAGGTCCATCGGATTAGCGGTAACAGTATCCAGCGAGTAGATCTTGTTATCCATGCCAGTAACAATGGTTATTCCCCTACGGATGATTGAAAGGAATAACTCCTGCGCACTGACAATATCGGCACGGGATAAGCGGTCCAAGTTTTCAATGAATAGCCAGCTACCAACAGGAACGGATCTACCAATTGCATCAAGGAAACGAGATAGCGCCCCTGTTTTAGAGTTAGCACCCTTAAACGCAGATACACCCAGATCCTGATAATCATTTACCAGTTCAAGGTCATACTTTGCCGCAATCTCTCTCGCCATCCTGATTTGTCGTTCATAACTCGAACCATCACTCTGACGCATAGACGAGAAGCGAATATACGAATATAGTTTAGTTTTCATACCATTTCCAAACAAAAACGCCCCTACCGTGTATTATAACGATAGGGGCTAGGTGATTAAAGATTAAAGAATTTCACGGCAGCTAATCAGGGTATAAGATGTATCACCTTTTTTAACATCAAATATAGGAGAACCATCAATAGAATGCAGATATTTGATGTAGGATTTACCATCTTCGGAACCATAATATTCTTCTTTCTCGTTCTTATCTTCTTTCAGTTTCGGGCTTTTGATTGTCTTATCATATACCGGGTCGTTGAAAGCAAATTGACTATTATCATCATTCACTCGAACTTTCACACCGATAAAACCACGGTATTTGCCAGACGGTGCATGATAATAACGGTCGCCATCACTCAGGTAGCGTGTATCATCTCCTTTATGTTCGAAGTAGGAATTACACACATAATAGGTATTAGCATTTGCAGCACCAACCAAACCCAGAGCAAGAACAACACCCGCGATAATCTTTTTCATAGTAGAATTTCCTCTTGTTATTTGAATTACGATATATTTATATCATTAAAAATTGATGCTAATTACCAGACCAAACACAACCGCACCAATCAAATCAATCCAGTTAATACACAATCCGCTATATTCTTTCTTGAATGTCTTAGATGAAATGCCATCATGAAATTGTTTCATTGCTCAACCCATACTAACTACAAGATAAGAAAGACTAATCATGGTTGTGAGACTTCCTCCCACGAATGAGATAAAAGCTAACATGTTTGATTCTCCATTTAAAAAGCGGTGGGAATTGCACCCACCAAATTAGAAATTACTTCTTGCTAATAAACTCTTTGTAGATAAAATCTAAGACTTCCTTTAACTTCTTATCGGTGCCAATCATTGCCGGAAGTTCTTCTTTAATATCGCGAGGAAGATACACATTACCTTTCCAGAACAAGCAACCACATTGAGCAATCGAATAGCTGAACATCCATTCACAATCTTGTTCTATCTCCCAGAATCTAACCTGCTCATCTTCGAGTTGAAGTTCGATTCCACGGCGGCGAGCATAGTTATGGATTGCTTTGGTAATGTTCAT